AGAAGATGATACATTTACAAGACCATTAGGTGAGTTTCCAGACGAGGTAGTGTAACATGGTATTTCCTATAGCAGGGGGAAATGAATCTAAGGGTTATGAAGTAAGTAACTCTATTAGATTAGATGATGGAAGTAATTCTTTTTTAAGTAAATCTTTTGGTTCTGATGGAAACAGAAGAACATTTACTTTTTCTTGTTGGACTAAAGGTCAAGCAGATTCTAGTGCTTATCACTCTTTGTTTACATCAGGGAATGATAATCCTGATACCTCTATTTGGTTTAATCCAGACGAGGCACTTAGGACAAATACTTATAACAGTGGAAGTATTCATGATGTAATAACAAATAGAGTATTTCGTGACCCTTCAGCTTGGTATCATATAGTAGTGGCATATGACACTACGCAATCAACAGCAAGTAATAGAGTTAAAATTTATGTAAATGGTGTGCAAGAAACTTCATTTAGCACATCAAGTTATCCTGACCAAAATTATGAAACATTTATAAATGATGCTTCTTATACACACAGAGTGGGTAGTCACACAAGTTCAGCTTATGCAGGTGACGGTTATTTATGTGAAGTAGCTTTTATTGATGGTACGCAATATGCTGCATCAAATTTTGGAGAGTTTGATGATAATGGGGTTTGGATTCCAAAAGATTTTAAAAATGATGTAACATTTGGAAGTAATGGTTTTTATTTAGAGTTTAAACAAACAGGAACAAGTGCAAACTCTAGTGGTATAGGTGCAGATACATCTGGTCAAGATAATCATTTTGGAGTAACTAGTCTTGCGGCTACAGATGTAACAGAAGATACTTGTACTAATAATTTTGCTACATTAAATCCTTTAAAGACTACATCTACAAGTGCTAATTTATCTGAGGGTAATACAAAATTTAGTATTACTGCAAATAGTGCAGGTTCAGAAAGAAATGCTTTTGCAACAATAACTTTTCCCAATAGTGGTAAATGGTATATGGAAACAAAAGTTACACACTCAGCTTTATCAAGTGATTCTGGTAATCAGGCATATGTAGGTGTTTTGGAAAACCCTGATAATATTGACCACCTAACAACGTCTAATCCAAACAGTATTAGTACAAATGGTATTTTTACTGATGTAAGATTAGTGGGAACTTTAAGTGATGCTATACAACATGGAACTAATGGAAGTGCAACTTCATATAACACAGACCCAGATTGGTCTAGCGGTGATATTATAGGAATAGCTTTAGATATGGACAATGGAAAAATTTATTATCATCTAAACGGAACATATTATGATGATGCAAGTGGTAATGTACCAAATCCTGCTACACCTGCAAATCATAATCATTCTTTTACAGTGCCTAGTAATGGACTTGCATTTTTTGTAAGCGTGTTGAGATATAACACAAGTACAATAGCAATAGAAACTAATTTTGGAAATCCATCATACAGCATATCAAGTGGCAACAATGATGGTAAGTATGGTAACTTTGAATATGCAGTACCATCAGGATATTATGCACTATGTACTAAAAGATTAGCGGAGTTTGGATAATGGCTTATACAACAATAGATGACCCTTCAGCATTTTTTCAAACAGCATTATATACAGGTAATGGAACAGCTATAGGAAGTGGTGGATTAACTATTACCAATGATGGTAACTCAGATTTACAACCAGATTGGATATGGCATAAAAAAAGAGGCAACGCAGAAAGTCATGCTGTTGCTGATACAAATAGAGGAACACACAAAGGGTTATTTCCTAATGAAAATAGTCAAGAATCAACTGGTGGCAGTCAGTATGTTAATTCTTTTAATACAGATGGTTTTACAGTGGGTAATGTTGGTTGGGCAAATGACAGTTCTCAAACCTATGTAGCATGGCAATGGAAATGTAATGGTGGAACTACATCATCTAATAGTGATGGAGATATAACTGCAACAGTTCAAGCCAACACTACAGCAGGATTTTCTATAATGACATGGACTTCTAATAATGCTGATAATCAAACAATAGGTCATGGTTTAGGAGCTGCACCAGAAGTATTCTGGGTTAAAATTAGAGATGCTACAGGGAGTTGGTATTGTTACTTTAAAGAAGCAGGAGCAACACACTATTTATCTTTGAATAGCACAGGAGCAAAAGTTGATAATGTTATATGGGGAGACACTCATCCTACAAGTAGTGTTATTACAGTAGATACAAATTCATTATCAGGTAGTACTCCTACAGTAGTATCGTATGCTTTTAAAGAGATAAAAGGCTACTCAAAGTTTGGTTCTTATACAGGTAACGGTAGCACAGATGGAACATTTGTTTATACAGGATTTAAACCTGCTTGGTTATTAATAAAAAGAACTGATAGTGCTAAAAATTGGTACATAGCAGATAGCACTAGGTCACCAAATAATATAACTAAAGCATTTTTATCTCCTAATTTAAATGATGCTGAAGATACTTCAGGAGATACAAGTAATGCTTATTTTGATATTTTAAGTAATGGTTTTAAAATGCGACAAGACTTTAGTCATTTAAACGCAAGTGGCGCTACACATGTTTATATGGCATTTGCAGAACATCCATTTGTAAGTAGTAAAGGAGTGCCAGTAACGGCAAGGTAGAATGTTAGGACACGGATCATTAGCAGAGTTTGCGTTAGCTTCAGTAAGAGGTGGTGGTGTACAAAACGTAGGATCACCCTTTATTAGTGGCATATCTTTTACAGCCAGTGTAGGAGATGAAACTGTAACAGCAGGAGCAACCATATCTCCTTCAACTAACGTTGCAACATTTAGCCTTGGAACAGAGGTGGCAACAGGTGGAGCAAACGTATCACCAACAACAGCAGGAGCTATTACAGTAAGTGTAGGAGAAGAAGCAGCTTTTGGAGAATCTTTCCAAAATCTAATCACCTTATCTACTGGATCTCCTGACTTTTTTATATGGAATGAGGTTGACGATTCACAAACAGTAGATTATTCTGACGTCGAACCGGGTAGCACAGATTAGGAGACATAAATGGCATCATCATTTTCAAGCACATTAAATTTAGAACTTCAGGCCAGCGGAGAAAACTCTGGAACCTGGGGTACAATTACAAATAATAATTTACAAAAAATAGAATCAGCGGCAAAAGGTTATGTTTCCGTAGCTATTGCTAGCACAACTGACACATTAGCCACAACTGATGGCTCCACTACAGATGAACAAAGTAATGCTATTATAAAATTAACGGGGACTTTATCAGGCAACACAACAATGAGTTGTGAGGCGGTAGAGACATGGTACATCGTTGATGATGCAACAACTCACAGCGGTAATACTTTAACATTTAAACCTTCTGGTGGCACAGGGACAACATTAGTTCAGGGTGCTAAACACATTTTATATTCTGACGGTTCTACAATGTTCGATGTCTTGAACGATGCAGGAAATATCAAGGCCAACGGAACACTGACCGTGTCAGGTAATACTTCTCTTGACGGTGGTAGTTTTGTATTTAATGAATCTTCTGCTGACTTAGATTTTAGAATCGAGGGTAATGGAGATGCAAACTTATTCTTTACAGATGCTGGTAATGACCGTATCGGTATTAAAACAAACTCACCTTCAACAGAATTACACGTTGTAGGTGGTGTTAAAGCTACTGGTGCAATTGACTTTGATGGTGGTGGATTTACATTTAATGACTCTGGTGCTTCTGTTGATTTTAGAGCAGAAACAAACACATTAGCAAACGCTTTCTTTATAGATGGTTCTGCTGATAAGATTGGTTTTGGAACAAACTCACCAGCCGATGCATTAGTAGAAATAAACCAAGCTAATAGTTCAGGAGCAATAGCTTGTTTATCTTTAGATCAAGATGATCAGGATCAAGAATTTATTAAATTTGACGGTACAACAGGAAGTGGTAGCACTGCTAGTGTATCAACCTCAACAGCTACAGATGGTAGTAAAGTAGGCGCATTAAAAATAAACGTAAACGGAACAGATCGTTATATTAGGTTCTACGATTCTGCAATATAAGGAGTTACATGCCGTTAACAAAACTGCAAATAGCGCCTGGTATAGACAAGCAAAATACTGAATATGGTGCAGAAGGTCGTTGGGTCGACTGTGATAATGTTAGGTTTCGATATGGTCTACCTGAAAAAATAGGTGGATGGGAGAAAGTTACATCTGATGCACTTGTAGGCGCAACAAGAGCAATCCTTACATACTCTGATTTAGGTGGTGTTAAATATGCTATCTATGGAACTAATAAAAAATTATACGCTTATTCTGAAAACTCTTATGCAGACATAACTCCCATTCGTTCCAGTGCAACTGGAAACATTACTCAGTTTGCAACCACTAGTGGATCCTCTACAGTTACTGTAACAGATGCAAGTCATGGTGCTTTAATAGGTGATTTTGTAACAATTGCAAGTGTTAGTGGTGCGGTAGGTGGATTATCTCAAGCTAACTTACAAGGTGAGTTTGAGATCTTGACAGTACCTAGTTCTAACACATACACTATACAAGCCCCAGCAAATGCTTCCAGTAGCACTACAGGAGCTACAGCTAATGCAAGTTATCAAGTAAACACAGGAGCTGCAGTAGCGCTATTTGGTTACGGTTGGGGTGCTGGTACATGGAGTACAAGCACATGGAACACTACTCGTGAAGGTTTGACAGGTGGTGAAGGTGTGCTATTGGAATCTTCTAAATGGGCTCTAGACAACTGGGGTGAGGATGTTTTAGCTTTACAATTTAACGGTGGATTATTTTACTGGGATACCTCAGACGGATTATCGAGCAATAGAGCAGGGACCACGGAAGTTAGTGGCGCTCCTACAAAATCTAGATTTATGATTGTTTCTGGTGACGATAGACACGTCATTTGTCTTGGAACAGAAACTACAATTGGCACAACATCCACACAAGATAATATGTTTATTAGGTGGTCTGATCAAGAATCAACAAGTGATTGGACACCAACTGCAACTAATACTGCAGGTTCTTTTAGATTAACTGACGGTAACCAAATTAATACAGCTGTTAGATCAAGAGGTGCTGTAATGATATGGACTGATACAGCTTTGTATCAGATGCAGTTTATTGGTGCCCCTTTAACATTTGGTTTTAAACAAATTGGTTCTAACTGTGGAGCTGTAGGTATTAATGCAGCAGTTGATGTATCTGGTAACTCGTTCTGGATGAGTAATGATTCTTTCTTCTTATATGATGGTGCAGTTAAAAAAATACCTTGTAGTGTGCAGGATTATGTATTTGATGATATAAATGAAAATGTAAAACAAGATGTGTTTTGTGCATCTAATTCTAATTATAATGAAGTGATGTGGTTCTATGCTTCAGCTAACTCTGATCAAATAGATAGAATGGTAGCTTATAATTATGCAGAGAATCTTTGGTATATTGGATCTTTAGCTAGAAGTGCTTGGGCAGATTACGGTGTTTATGAAGTGCCTTATGCTGCAGAGTTTGAATCTGCTGATACTACTTCTACTATCTCCACAATAAATGGATTAAAAGCAGGTAGAACTTTTGTCTATCTTCACGAAACAGGAAGCAATGACGACGGAGCAGCTATGTTAAATCACATAGAATCTGGTGATATTGACATTGCAGACGGTGATAACTTTATGTCAATCGGTAGATTTATACCAGACTTTAAAAATCAAATAGGAAATGTTGATGTAACAATGAAAACAAGACCTTACCCTACAGCTTCTCAAAGATCTCATGGACCCTTTGAAGTAGCAACAAATACAACTAAAAAAGATACTAGAATAAGAGGTAGACAGATAGCAGTAAGAATATCTAGTGGTGATGTTGATGACAGGTGGAGATATGGAACACTTCGTCTAGATATGAAACCAGATGGAATGAGAGGGACCTAATGGCTAAAATTGTAACACCTCGTTTACCAGAAGCAACAGAAGAGTATAGTAGAGAACAGGCATCTCAATTAATTCAAACTTTAGAACAAGTTATATTTGTTTTAAACAATACCTATGTGCCAGAAACATTAAGAGAGGAAGAAGAAAGAATTTCTTTTTTCTTATCGTAAATGTCTAATATATATACAAACCATAAAGCAAAGTTGTCGACTACTAATTTAACGACTATCTACACAGTTCCTGCAGAAAAAGCTGCGATAATTAAGTCTATTCGCGTTGCGAACGAAGATACAAGTAATGATTGCAATATATCTGTAACCCTTGTAGATACTGGTAGTATAAGTTATACTATTGAAAAAGATCGAACAATACAGGCCAAACGATCTCAAGAGATTCTAGCGACAGGAAACATGGCGCAAGATACATCTGACAGCTCTGTGGCAGCTCCCGCTCCGCTAATAGCAAAAGAGTCAGAAATAATAAAAGCTCAGGCAGAAAATGCTAATGATCTGAGCATAATTATAAGTGTGTTAGAGATATCTAGCAGATAGGAAACATAATGAAGAAAACAAAGAAAAAAGTAGTTAAGAATAAAAAACTGGCAGCTATGTATCCACCAAGAGATAAAATTACCAGAGGTGATATTATTGTTGCTGCTAAAAAGAAATCCATGAAAAAGCCTAAGAGGAAGAGATAATGGCAGGGCCAGGTCTTTACGCTAATATTCATGCTAAACGTAAACGCGGTGGTAAGATGCGTAAAAAGGGTGCTAAAGGTGCCCCTACAGCAAAAGCTTTTGCCAGAGCTAAACAAACAGTAAGGAAAAAATAATGACTAAATTATGTCCAAGAGGTAAAGCAGCAGCTAAAAGAAAGTTTGATGTTTATCCTAGTGCATATGCAAACGCTTATGCATCCAAGATTTGTGCTGGTAAAATTAAAGATCCTAGTGGTGTAAAAAGAAAAGATTTTAAAGGTCCTAAAAAAGCAATGGGCGGTATAATTGATTTCAATAAAATATCACAAGATCGTAAAAAAGTTTCTAGTTTTAAACAAGGTGGTATTGCAAAAGGTTGTGGTGCTGTCATGAAAAATAAACGTAAAAAAACAAAAAAGAGCTAATGGCAAAAGGCGGATTAAGAGAGTGGTTTAAACAGGATTGGAGAGACATAGGTTCTCGAAAAAAGGATGGAAGCTTTGCTAAGTGTGGTAGATCAAAACAAAAAAAAGACGCTAAACGAAAATATCCTAAGTGTGTGCCCGCAGCAAAGGCTGCTAGTATGTCCAAAGGTCAAATAAAATCCGCTGTGTCTAGAAAAAGATCAAAAGCACAAGGAGTTGGTGGTAAGCCAACTAATGTAAAAACTTTTGCAAAGAGAGGTAAGAGTGCCACTAAACGAAAAGGGTAAAAAAATTATGAAGTCTATGAAAAAGACTTATGGCAAAGATGCTAAGTCTGTTTTCTACGCTTCAAAGAACAAAGGAGTAATAAAAGGTGTTGAAAAATCAAAGAAGAAAAAAAGTAAAAAAGGTAATAAGCGCGCTTAAAAAAGCTTCTAAATCACATGCTGGGCAAGCTAAAACTCTACAGAATGTATTAAAAAATGGCAAAAAGAAAAGATCCTAAAAAAGGAACAGGGAAAAAACCTAAAGGTAGCGATAGAAGATTATACACAGATGAAAACCCTAAAGATACTGTATCTATTAAATATGCAACTCCGGCTGACGCGAGGCGCACCGTTGCAAAAGTTAAAAGGATTAACAAACCATTTGCTAGAAAAATTCAAATACTTACTGTGGTTGAACAAAGAAGTAAAGTCTCTGGCAAAACGCAACAAGCA